AATATCAAGCACAACAGTCAATTTTATAGGGTGTAGTTATGGTTACTGTTCCAAGATATACAGGTTCATTAGGTAGAGATCCAATTAGAAGCGGAAGAACGCTAAAGACTGGTACAGCTGGCGCTGAAGCATTAATGCAACTTGGCAGCACATTGTCAAATGAATTGCTTGCTTACAATGAAAGAAAGATTGAAATAGAGAAGCAATTCAGAGAAACAGAGATTAAAAACAAAGGACTTCGTGCTTATGCTGATACTCAAGCGGCTATTCTTTCGGCAGAAGATTATTTAAGAACACAATCAGATTACAAAACATTTGATTCAGAATATAAAAAAAGATGGAAAAGAAATACAGATAGGATTGTAAAAGATCATTTTACTAGCAATGGTGTATTTGATGAATACGCATTTAGACAGTATGAAGCTAATCATGGGAATTTAGCTTATGTTGATGGATTGCAAAAAGTAAATAATTTAATTAACGAAAGAAGAATTGCAGAAACAATAACATCTTTTGATACAGCAACAAAAGTAGGGCTTGAATCATTAGATAGATCAAAAACTAAACTTGAATTAAAAACTAATTACAAAATCTTAACAGAAGAACTAAATGCTTACAATGGGATATTATCAGCAGATGCGGTCATTGAAACTAAAAATAATATTGAAGCTACTGCAAATAGAAAAATTCTTTTGCTTCAATCTGGGGGTGGTACTTTGCCAACAATGACAGATCCATTAGGAAACCAAAGAACTGATTGGGGGCTTATGTTTGATAATTTAAACAATAAAATTGGCGAGTACACAGATATTAATGAAAACGTATTAACTGTTGACAGTGATGCGTACCAAAGCACTTTAGATTTTTTAAAAGAGCAATCTGTGAATCAACAGTGGCGTATAGCAACTGAGATAGAAAGAAACAACAATGATCTTTTTGACACAAATTATAAAAAAGTTTTAAATGAGGGTTTAACAGTATCTGAAATTAACAAATTGTCTTTTTCAAAAGATGGAGAAGGAGTTAGATTAAAGCAGTCACTAAGCGATTTAGCTATGAATAAATATCAAGGGTTAATACCAAACGAATCAGATGTTGATATTTTTAGAGATGTTAGAAAAATGTCTTTGCAAAATAAAATAAAATCATTGCATGAAAAATCATACATTCCTTCTGCAAATAGTAAGTTCGCAAAAGATGAAGAATATAAAGAAGGAATGAGTATTTTAGACTTAGTAAACGAAGGCGCTATTAGTGAAAATGATTTAACAAGAATTTCTGGAATATTAGAAAGTCCAATGACAGCTAGAGAATTGCAAGATTTGGATAGGCTTATTGATAGGTTTATTCCTCAAGTTCAAGGGTTATTTAAAGACAAAGATTTAAGTACTGGGAGAAGGGTTTACGAATTTGAAACTTTAGTAGAGCAAGCTTATGAAGAAGGAAAGTATGTAAAGGAAATTCCTGCTTCAGAATTGCTAGATCCATTTAGTGATAATTTTATTATAACAGATGATTTGATAGATAAATACGCAATAAGCGTAAATAAACAAGCAGAAAATATTGCTAATATGTTTTCAAAAGATGTTACTCAAAAAAAACAATCCACATACACTGAAACAAATGGCCCTCAATGGGATGACGCTAACAAAGAAAAATTTAATAATGATTTTGATCTTTTTTACAATAGCGAAGAAGTGCAAGAGTGGATAAAAAACAATCCAGAACTTTTTGAACAAGAAGAAATGGATTTGATTTCAATAGATTCAAACACAATGATTAAAGACACTAAAACCATGAATGGCACAACATTTAATATATATTTAAATGAAACAGTTGATCCAAGGCCAAATCCAACAATTATGATTAAACCAAATGTATACAGAGATAATCCAGATTATTTGGCGTGGAATAAATTGTTTGAAAGAACTCATACCCCAGATGGAAAATTAAAATAATGGCTATAGATCCTTATCAATATATCTTTGAAGCAAGTGGCGCTTCTCAAGACAAAAATCTAATAAAGGAAATGGATAGGAAAAAGTTTATTTTAGGTAGGCTTTCAGGAGCAAATGATGAAGAAATACTTGGCATAAATAAAAAAGAAACTTTGATGGAGGAGGAGAGTAGGTCTTGGTGGAAAAAAACTTTAGAGGGTGTAGAAGATTGGGCAGTTGGAGAAGATGCTGATTGGGGTACATACTGGGAAAGAGGTTTAGGAAAATCTAATATTAATCTTTGGCTGCAAAGCAGGGAAGCTCAAGGGAAAAAAAGGTTTAGTGGTGGTATAGATTGGAGAAAGGCATACGCTCCAGAGCCAGAAGATACAGGGGCATTAGAAAGGGTTTTTGAATCTTTGGTTGCTTTGGGTGCGGATACACCTACATTTGTCGCAGGGGCAGTTCCTGCTGCTTTGGTTACTGGGGGGAGTCCTCTTGCAAGTGGGTTTGCAGCAGGTTTTGTAAATGATTCTATTAAGGGTATGTTTTTAGGGGCGTTACAAAGAGGTGATGTTGATACATTTGGGGAGTATTGGGATCAGTTTTTAAAACATGGCATAGAAGAAGGTTTAAAGGGTGGTTTAATTGCTGGAGGAATGACTGTTGCCCCTAATGTTTTGCCTATATTAAAACTCCCTGTAAATAAATTTACGGTTGCTGGATCAAGGTGGTCTGCTTTAACAGGTATTGGAGCAGCTGTAGAAGGAGAATTGCCAACTAAAGAAACAATGGTCAACAATGCAATTTTATTAGGTGCATTTGGATTTTTTGATCCAAAAGCAAGAATGATGTTAGAAAACAGCGCTGTAAAAAACAAAGGTAATCCTTTGGAAATATTGAAAGATACGTTAGATGACAATCTTATGAAAGAGGAAGCTGGTAGCAAAAACATTAAAACCTTTTCTAAAGATAGAAAGATTGTAGAAGCGGAAGTTAGAAACTTAAAAGAAGAACTAGCGGAACTAAACAAGCTAGAGCAAGATGCTTTGCCAACAGTAATTAAAAGCAAAAGTGCAGAGATTAAAAAAGTTGAAAGTGAAATAAAGACTTTAGAAAAGAACATATTAGAATCTACTACAGAATCAGCAAAAAAATTAAACGAAACACAATTAGAAATAAGAAGGCAAGATTTGAAAGATCTTGTTGAAGATACTGGAAGGTTTATTGAATCAAAAGATGTTGCTGCCTTTAAAAAAGAACAAGCAACTAGATCAAAAGAACAGCTTGCCGAACTGGAAAAACAGCAATCTAATATAATGATTGAACTTAATGAACTAAAGCAAAAGAAAAATAAAAACGAATTTTATGACGAAAAGAGATTAAAAAAGCTAAATAAAGACGCAAAAGATATTAAGCAACAGATTTCCAACACATCAAAACTTGTTAATAAAGAGAAACGAATTAAACAAATAGAAAAAGAATTAGAAAATAACGGTCAATATATAGAAAGAACATACGACAAAAATAAAGAATTTGGCAAGCATGAAAACGCAGATGTAAATTTTATATTGGGCAAGACTGAAATTGGTAAAATTAAATTAGATACAAAAGACATTCAATTATCTAAGTCTGCTATTGTAACAAGTTTATTAGATAGACTTTATCCCATAAAAGAAGCTGTGCAACAAGCTAGGGATAAAGGAATTGCCATGAGTTCTTTTGATTTTTATCAAAAAAGTAGAATACAAATGGGGAATATAGGGAAGGGGTTTCATTTTATAAAAAAAGGAACATTTGACTACAACACTTTAAAAATTAATGGCAAATCTTTTATGGAGATTTTTAAAGATGTAATTGACACTCCAAGAAAATACGAAGAATTTACAGCTTACGCAATAGCAAAAAGAGCTATGGAAAAATACAACCAAGGTATATCAACTGTTTACTCATTAACAAAATCAGATAGAGCAAAGCTAAACAATGTTATAAAAAATTACAACAAACAATACTCTCAAGCATTTAAAGAAATGAATGAATATCAACAGAGAGTGTTAACTTATTTGCAAGATGCTGGTATATTGTCGCCAGAATTATATAGAACAATTTTAGATTTAAATAGGGATTATGTTCCTTTAAATAAAGTTTTGGATCTTTCCTTAACCACAGCCGCTAAAAAAACCGATACTGGGTTAGGAACGCTAGTTAGGAATCCATTGAAAGAAATGAAAGGCACAACAAAAGAATTGGCTGCGGCTGATCCTATAGAAACTATGCTTTTGAATACATTGCATTTTGTGCAAATTGCCGAAAAAAATGCAGTAAACAAAGGGTTTATTGAATTAGCTTTAAAATATCAACAAAGCAAAAACATTTCTAAATCAGAAAAGATTGGTAGTTTTTTTGATGAAGTTAAAGAAGTAAAATCATTAAAATCAACAAAACTTACACCAAAAGAAATTGATGCTTTGTTTGATAAAAAAACAAAAATTAGCGAAAGCGCTAAAGATGGTTTGACAATTTTAAGAAAGCAAGATGGATGGTTGAAGGAAAATCAAATTGCTTTTTATGAAAAAGGAAAATTGAAAATTTATGAAGTGCCACAAGAAATAGCAACAAGTTTAAAAGATGTTAGTAAATATCAAGCGGAATTGTTTTACAGAATGGCTGCCATTCCCACAAGACTTTTAAGGGCAGGTGCTACATTAGATCCTGAATTTATTGCAAAAAACTTTGGCAGAGATACATTTTTTGCCGCTGCATTTTCTCAAAATAATTTTATACCGTTTATTAGTTCTATGAGAGGTATGTTTCGTTTGTTGAAAGATAAAGTAAAAGGGGATGCTTTGTTTGCTGATTACATGAAATCAGGCGCTATGCAATCTACAATGATTTCTTTTGATAGAAGGTATTTTAGATCTGGAGAAATGCTTAATGAATTAACTGGAAGAAAATTGCATAATTACATAAACCCTAAAAATTGGTTAGAGGGATTAAGAGCAATTTCAGAAGTTTTTGAAAATGCGTCAAGACTAGAAGATTTTAGAATGACAGTTAAAAGACTTGAAAAAGAAAACTTAAAAAAACCAGATGCAGAAAAACTTACCCCTAGAGAAATTTTAGAATCAGCTGGTTTTGAAGCAAGAGAATTGACAATAGATTTTAGAAAAATGGGCACTGATATGGTGGGATTAAATATGCTTAATGCCTTTTTTAACGCTAGGGTTCAGGGTGCTTTAAAATTAAAAGAGGGGTTATTTGATCCTAAAAGAAGAAAAAAAGTTATATCACAAAGCGTAATGTGGATTACCACTCCAACAATACTTCTTTGGTACAAAAACAAAGATAGCGAAGTTTATAAAAACCTACCACAATGGCAAAAAGATTTAAATTGGATTATTATAACTAATGAAGGAACTCCAGATCAAGTTGTTTGGAGAATACCCAAACCATTTGAAATAGGTTGGTTGTTTGGTACATTCCCAGAAAAAATGTTGGACTGGGCTTATAACAAGGATAAAGATCTTTTCCCTGATGTAAAAGAATTTCTTGGTGACTATGGTATGTCTTTTTTACCAATACCAGAATTTATAAGACCGTTTATGGAAGATTCGCAAAATAGAAGTTTCTTTTTTGATAGACCAATAGTGCCATATAGTTTGGAAAGAGTTTTGCCTGAGTATCAAACAACAGAATACACTAGCCCAACAGCAACATTAATAGCTCAAGCTGCTGCTAAATTAAGAAATACTTTGGGTTGGGAAGAACTTGTTGGGCCAAGTTTGGATAGCCCTTTAAAAGTTCAAAATTATATTACTAGTTGGACTGGTGGTCTTGGAAAGTATGTGTTAGACGTTTTAGATTATTCTTTTAAAAAAGCTGGAATTTCAAAGCCGCCAGTAAAACCATGGTCAGATAATTGGGTTCAGAATTTATCAGAAATACCTATGGTTGGTGCATTTGTAGTTAGAAATCCTAGTGCTAGCGCAGAGCCAATACAAAAATTTTGGGAATTGTATAAACCTGTGGCTACTAACCAAGCTACTTTTGATATGTTAATGGGTGATAACAAAGTTCAAGAAGCTATAAAATTAACAGGAGGTTTTGATTCTGATATGTTTTTATTGCTTGAGACTGCCCCAATGTTAAAAGACTTAGGGGATGTTATAGATCTAATATATCAAAATGACGAGATTAGCCCTAATGACAAAAGACAATTAATAGATCAATTTTATATGAATATGATAGATATAACAAATAACGCTTTAAAAACAATAGAAGAATAAATGTGGACAAAAAACTGGTTTTTCAGTAAAATAAAACCTTATAGGAGCGGCAAATGACTATAACAACTACAACAATAAAGAACAGTTACTCAGGCAACGGTAGTAACACAGTGTTCGCATACACATACAAGATCCTTGCAGAAGGGGATATTGAAGTTATTGTGCGTTCAGCTAACGGAACTGAAACTGTTAAAACACTCACAACAGATTACACTGTATCAGGTGTAGGATCTGCTGGTGGTGGTAACGTTACATTTGTTACTGCTCCATTATCAACAGAAACAGTTGTATTACGCAGAGAAACAACACAAACACAGAGCGTTGATCTTGTAGAAAACGATCCGTTTACAGCAGAAACTGTAGAAGGTGCATTTGATAGGGCTATTGTTATAGCGCAGGAACTACAAGAAGAAGTTGATAGATCTATAAAACTATCCAGAACAAACACTATGACTTCTACTGAATTTACAGTAGGATCAGCAGAAAGAGCTAACAAGATATTAGCATTTGATGATAACGGTGAAATATCTGTTACACAAGAACTTGGTACTTATCAAGGAAACTGGGGATCAGCGACTGATTATAATGCTAGGGATCTAGTTAAAGATACATCAAACAATAATATCTATTTATGTAATACATCACATACATCATCAGGATCACAACCATTATCATCTAATACAGATAGTGCAAAATGGGATTTAATTGTAGATGCTGCTAGTGCTACATCAAGCGCAACTTCCGCAGCTTCTAGCGCAACAGCCGCTGCATCATCAGCCACTGCTGCCGCTACCTCCGCAAGTAATGCTGCGACTTCAGAAAGCAACGCATCTACATCCGAAACAAATGCTAGTACATCAGCAACAAGCGCATCTACTTCTGCTACAGCAGCTGCTACATCAGAAAGTAATGCGGCTACAAGCGAAACAAACGCTGCTAGTTCAGAAACTAATGCCGCAACATCTGCCACTTCAGCTGCAAGTTCAGCAACTTCTGCTGCATCATCAGCTACAAGTGCAAATTCTAGTGAAGCAAGTGCATTAACTTATAGAAATGAAGCAAGTACATTTGCAACTGCAGCTTCTCAAAGTGCAACTTCAGCAGCTACGAGTGCATCTAATGCGTCAACAAGTGAAAATGCTGCTCAAACATACGCAAGTAATGCGTTAACTTACTCAAACAGTGCTTCAACATCTGCTACAAATGCTGCTGCATCTGAAACGGCTGCTGCTGCTTCTTATGATAGTTTTGATGATAGATACTTAGGCCCTAAATCATCTGCCCCTGCTTTAGACAATGATGGGGATGCTTTACTTATAGGTGCGTTATACTTTGATACAACATCAAATGCTATGAAAGTATACGGATCATCAGGGTGGCAAAATGCAGGATCTAGTATTAATGGTACATCAGATAGATTCCAATATTCTTTTAGTTCTTCAACAACAACAGTAACTGGTACAGATTCAAATGGTAATACGCTTGTTTATGATCCACCGTATGTGGATGTATACCTTAATGGTATTAAAATGGTTAACGGAACGGATGTTACTGTTACTAGTGGGAGTAGCGTGGTTTTTGCTAGTCCTATTGGTATTAGTGGTACAGATTATGTGGATATTATTGCTTATGGTACTTTCAATGTTGCCACTATTGCGGCTTCAGCGATAACAAGTGGTACACTAGGATATGCAAGAGGTGGTACAGGACTAGGTTCTTTAGGTAGTGCTGATGAAGTATTACAAATGAATGCTGGTGGTACTGCACTAGAGTATGGCAAGGTAGATACAGCTAACATAGCTGATGATGCTGTAGGTGCTACACAATTAGATGTATCAGGCAATGGCACAAGTGGACAGATGCTTACATCAGATGGTGATGGTTCAATGAGTTGGGTAGACCAACCAAGTGCTGGATTAACTGCTGTTACTTTAAGTGGTACTACCCCTACAATAGACTGGAGTGCAGGCAATGTATTCACACACACTCTTAGTGGCAATACCACATATAGCTTTAGTAATGTTAGTGGTGCAAAAGAGATTGAATTGTTTTTGAAGAATGTTGGTAATACTTATGATTCAAGTGTTATTGGCAGTAGCCCTACTCAATGGGATACAGGTTCATCTGGCGTTGATGCACCTGACTTTATGCACTTTACTGATGATGGTACACAATTAATTTTCCAACAATACATGTATGGTGGTTCTACTGGATATTGGTATATTGTTGATGCAAGTTTATCTACTGCTTGGGATATATCAACTGCTACTGTTAGTTCTAGTAGAGCAGTTACTACACAATATGCACCTCACCCTAAACATGGAGAGATAGGCAACAATGGATTATATTGGTTTGGTGGTACTGGCACAACTGTTAGGAGATATGATTTTAGTACTGCTTGGGATATATCTACATTAAATGTTGTTTATGGAAGTCCAAACCAATCTGTCGATATGGGTAGTGCTTCTTATGCAAATTGGACTGCTGAATTTAATGGTGCTGGTGTTAATGGTGTAAGTTTTAATTCTGACGGAACTAAAATTTGTGTGGTAAATCAGGGTCATAAACTATCAACTGGTTCTTATGCTCCTAAAATTGGTACTGCTCAAGGAGTAAAAGTTTTCAGTTTATCTACAGCTTGGGATTTAACTTCTACTTGGGCACCAATTTCTTATGGAGATTTAAGTACTGCTTATTCATTAATAGGAACTGGTCGTGTTAGATCTGCTGAGGTTAGTAAAAATGGTAGAGTATTAAATGCTATAGTACAAGATACTGATGGTGGTTCTACCTATACCTTATATACTTTTACTATGGGTTCTTTTGACCCAAATACTTTACAATACTTTTCTAAATCATCAATAACACAGCAAGGTGGTGGAACTTTTTATGGTAATCCAATCATTACTGTAGGTAATAATGGTAGATATATTTATATGGGAGAATCTAACAGTGCAAACGACACTTACGAAAAATCTATATTCCAATATAACTTTGCTAGTGATTATACACTTACATTCCCTAGTGGTGTTACAGAGCCATTGAATATAGGGCAAGGTTCTGACCCAGCCACTACATCATATATGAGAATAGTTACACCAGATGGTGGAACAAATTACTACACAACAGAAGAAAAAGAATTAGTATAGGAGCAACACATGACTAAAGCAAGAGATATAGCAGATGGTGTAGATACAGCCGATATAGCTGATGGTGCTATTAGTACAGCTAAACTAGCTGATGGATCTATCAGTACAGCTAAGATAGCAGATAGTTCTATTACTAATGCTAAGATTTCTGGTATGGCTTCTAGTAAACTAACTGGTGATTTACCTGCTATTAGTGGTGCGGCTCTTACAGGTATTAGTGCAGGACTTCCTGGACCTAGAGCAGAAGTCTTTACAACATCTGGAACATTTACTGTACCAGCAGGAGTAACTGCTTGTAAAGTTACTGTTGTTGGTGGTGGTGGTGGTGGTGGAAATGCTTATAACAATAGCACTGTTGCCCCTGGTGGCTCTGGTGGGGGGACTGCAATTAAATGGATTACAGGGTTGACAGCAGGAGATACTGTATCTGTTACTATTGGTGCTGGGGGTACTGGTGGAACAGCTTATCCATCTACTTCCCCAGGAACAACTGGTGGCACTTCATCTTTTGGCACTTATTGTTCTGCTACTGGTGGCGCAGGTGGCAGAAATTCAGGAAGTCCTCAACAAGGAATACATCTTTCAGGTCAACATGGTGGAGTAGGCACTGGTGGTGATTTGAATATTTCAGGTGGTGATGGTGCTAGGTCTATGTACGGGACGGTACCAGCCCATGGCGTTGGTGGAGAGGGTGGAGCGCCAATGGCAATTAATGGAAGAGATCCATATTTTGAGCAAGTATCCACTGCCCATAACGATTGGGCAATTTATTGGGAATTTTTATACAAAACTGCAATAGCTGGACCTTTTGGGGGAAGGTCTGGGATGGGTGGTTGCACTATAAGTAGTTCATACTTAAATGGGGATGATGCTACAGGATATGGGTGTGGTGGTGGTGGACCAGCTACTATACAATATAATAGTATTAAGGGAATTGGTGGTGATGGTTACCAAGGAATAGTGATAGTAGAATACTAGGAGATTATAAATGACAAAGAAAGCATTAGTGAACCCATTAATAGAACTATATGGGAATCAAGAACAAACACAAACAGGATATAGAATAGAACAAATAGAGGATATGGAATTTGACATAGCGAATCCATTGTTTTGGATTGATGTGCCAGATGATACAGACGCTTTGTTAAAGTACTATGACCCAGAAGATCAACAAATAAAAAGCATTTGGTTTCCCCCACTTGCAGAACTAGTAGAATAGGAGTAACAATGTTCAACATAATTAAAGAAGAAGAAATAGAAGGATTTAAATATGCAGTGTGGGAAGATTTCCACCCATTTGATATATTTCCAAAGTAAAATAATGCCAGATACAGAGATAACATTAGCAGTGATTAGTGAGAAGATTGATAATCTGACAGATAAAGTCTGCCAGAATCAAAAAGAAATTAATGATCTAAAAGAACAGGTCAACATGGGCAGGGGTGCTGTCAAGGTTGTGTTCTGGATAGGTGCTATGCTCGGTGCTATCTATACTGGTATTAGGATGTTTGTGTCATGATACCTTTTCTAAGTTTATTATCCAATCCAATTACCAAGCTAGTAGCAGACAAGGTTATTGGTGGTGTTAAACATTCCATGGAAAAGAAACAGATGGTAAGGGAAGCAGAGATAGAAGCTATCAAGCAGACAGACTTTGCTAAGATAAAGAAAGAAGAAGCTATTGCTAAGGCAGATGCGGCAGTAAGAAAAGCACAAGCAGATGGTATGTCTAAGAGCTTTAAAGATGAATTCTTAGTAATTTTTTGGTGTGCAGTTATAGCAGCTACGTTTTTTGAGCCAACTCAACCACACATGATTAAGGGTTGGGAAGTTCTGAAACAAGCACCAGTGGAGTTCTGGTGGGTGATTCTCACTATCACGGCAGGCAGTTTTGGTGCTAACACAATAGCTAAGTGGAAAAAATAATGTTGCATATGTTTGAAGGAATGTTGAAGCTATTTGTTTCAACAATACTAATAGTCGTTGCTGGTACATTACTTGTCTATGGTGATGAGAACAACAATGTATCTGGCGATAACACATTGATTAGTGGTGGCTATACATCAAGCAGTACAACTACCTACCAGTCTGGTTCAAGCAGTAACACTACAAGTACCAGCACCACCAACAACACGAGCAATATCAAGAGTTTTCCACCTACGGCCAGTGCGCCCCCTGCACAATCAGGACTTGATGTCTGCAACATAGGAACATCATTTGGTATGCAATCATCTATCATAGGATTAAGTTCATCAACTAATCAGCCAGACTTAACGTGTGAGAGGATCAAGCTAGCTAGGGAGCTGGCACAGGTACATAATATGCGTGTGGCAGGTATTGCTGTTTTATGTCAAGATCCAAGGGTATTTAGAGCAATGGAAGCTGCAGGATCGCCATGTCCATTTTTTGGAAAGATTGGAACAGAAGCAGAACGCTTATGGGATAAATATGATATTTTGCGCCCAGATTATGATCTGTATATAGAAACAAAAAACAAAATGGAGAAGGTACAAGCCGAACAGGTTATGTACTCTAAAGGAAAATGAGATGCTTGGCACACTTATTCCTTATCTTGTTTGTGGTAACACTTGCAAGTGCAAAGACAAATGCAGAATCAAGCGGTAATTTATTATCAAATGATTTTACTGATGGTAATTGGACAACGAATATACAGAGCTATCATGGATCTAATACAATAGCTGGTGTTGATGGTCAGTATGTAGAGAGCAAGATAACTCTATCAGACCATATGAACTCTATAGATATAGAGAACGTATACCAATCAGACTTAACTGCTGATGTTTGGTTCTGGAATAATGAAAGCCAATCAGTTACAATAAGTCAGACTATTACTGATAGTAATGGAAAAGAATATAGCAACAATACTGTAGTGTCTGGTACTTGTGCAACATGGAATGGATGTGATTTTGGAACAGCACCAACCAACAGTATACTTATAACAGATGTGGCAAGTGATTATGATATTGTTTCTCGTTTTAGTTTTACTGTACCTAGCCAGCCTGATTACCATTATGGAGCAGACCTCCGAAATCCCTCGCTTATATTATATTTTGAACCATTTAAAATGGATGTAGAAACTGTTGATGATGTAGATATCTGGCTTGATGACTTTGATAAGAAGTATGAAGCTGAGTTCAAAGATGAAACATTTACATTCACTGATGTATTCAAAGAAGAAGAAATTAAAATGAATGATTATTATCTCTTTGAAGAAGATATGTATATGTTCATGGAAGAACCCAAGGATGATAAGATAGAAGAAGAATTTATTGAGGAGTTCAAAGAAGAACCAACAACAGATAAGGTGGATGAGTTTATTGAGGAGTTTGTAGAAGAAGAATTAACTGAAGAAAAAATGCCAGAGGAATTATTAGAAGAACCAGATCAAGAGATAGAAACAAGTGAGCCACAAACTTTTACAATAGGCAAAACAATGTTTGCTGAAGCTATAGATATAGATCAAACTAAGATAACCGTAATGATACAATCGCAGCCAATTATGGTAGATCCAGAATTTTATGCGCCAATAAATATTTATGTTGAGCAAATTAGCTTGTTTGATGATAGGCAAATCTATGGTAATATTATATATGATGTTGCTAACGATCCAGTAAACGCTTATATTAATTTAATTGAAGGGAACAAAGAGCAACAATACAAACTAAAAGAAAAGCTAGAGAGTATGACATGGATAAATTGAAGAACAACCTTGCTGGCATAGTTAGCCTTATAGGCGTTGTTGGCGCTATAGGCGCAGGCTTTACTACATACGGTCAGCTGATTGCCAACATAGAAATATTAGAAGAAAAAGTTTCAGAATTAAATGCAAGACAATATGTAATTAATGAAACTGTAGATCTAACAGATACAAATAATAAAATAAACGATAACTACGAAAGTACACTGGATAGAATATCAGATATAAAACAAGGATTATCTGACAACAAAAACAATTTAGAGATAATAAAAACTAGACTTGATCTAATTGATAAAGAATTAAAAGGCATTAAAGACAAAAATAAGAATCCATTAGCAAAATAGGAGGTTCAATGTTACAAAAGATAAAAGAGATCGCACATAAATGGCCATACAGTAGCCTATTCTTTGAAAGATGTGGCTGTGGTTACAAAAAGCCTAAACCTTCTCTATGGGCTTCTCTGGCTGTTCTAGGGGCTATTCTATTTTTACTGTAAATTAGTAAAAGAAAAGGCGGCCCAAGGGAATAAGACCGCCTAATCATCACCAACATAAATATAAATATTATAAAAACATTTACAATTATTGTTTTAACATGAACGTATAGTTAATGTCAATGAAAAAGATTGCGCAAGAATATATAAGAACAAGTAAGGGATCTTCTCAGGGAAGAAATCCTATTACATCTACTATGAATAAAGCAAAGCGCAGAAGTTTTAAGAAGTATAGAGGGCAAGGTAAATAATGGCTACAGATCCAAGACTGAAAAGAGCAGGTGTTAGTGGTTACAACAAACCAAAAAGAACTCCTAGCCACCCTAAGAAATCTCATGTTGTTGTTGCTAAATCAGGAGATCAAGTAAAGACCATAAGATTTGGGCAGCAAGGGGTAACAGGCGATAAAACACCAACCAAAAGACAAAAGTCATTTAAGGCGCGCCATGCAAAGAATATAGCTAAGGGGAAAATGTCTGCTGCTTACTGGGCAAACAAAGTAAAATGGTAGACTTAAAACCTATCAGTTATTTAGCTGCGCCATATAGTTTAGATGGTGTTAGTAGTGAATACGATAGGATGCAACGGTACGGTATGGTAACGCGTGCTGCTTGGGAATTGTTTAGCATGGGCATAAATGTATACAGCCCTATTACACATCATCACACAATACAAAGATACGGTAGAATACAAATGCCAAGCAAGGAATGGATGAAATATGATCTTGCTTTTTTAGAAGTGTCAGAAAAATTATATGTATTAATGATTGACTTCTGGGATTTATCCAGAGGAGTACAATTAGAAATTAAATACGCAACAGACAATGAAATACCTATTGTGTTTTTAGAGCCTAGTGAATTTGTATTAGGTGATTAAACTATCTTACCAATCCAATCGCCATTATCATTCAAGACCATAGGCAACAGTCTTGGCCAACCTTCAATAATAATCCCACAACCTAATACAAATCTTGTGGAAAAGTTTTTAGCATAAGCAAATGCCATAGATTTTTGATTGATTAAACAGCCCACATTCATTCCCCAATACAGATCGTTAGGATTGGCCCAGAACTGAATATTATGCTTCGTATGATAGTGGCCTTGCACACAAGACATACTCATAGCCTGAGATACCTTCAGAACATCTGCTGATTTACCATGAGTGAAATGCACCTTCTTGCCGTTAGACATATCTAATGTAAGATCATCTACCCATTCCCATTTCTTTGTGCCTAGGAACTCACCATAAGGCCTGAGAAACTGAGCAGACAAACCATACTTTAATGCTCTACGGTATACCAAAGAACTATGGTTACTGTGGACTTCAACAACTTCTGGGAACATACTTTCTAATTCTTTAATATATTCTTTTGATATTGTTAATTCATCTCCTATTGATGGTAGGTCAGGATTGTGTTCATGAAAGCTGATTGAATGCATATCAAGCAAATCGCCTATATTGACTACAAAATCAATTTTAAACTGCTTCTTAATTTCTTTCAAAAAAGCAAAACTATCTTTGTGATGATATGGAATGTGTAAATCACTTATTACTAGCACGCATCTATTCATATTGCCCTCCTCGCAATTTCTGATATAATAACATTGTTCGTAATTTATAACAAGGAGGTAAGTTAATATGCCAATGGGTAAAGGAACATACGGTTCAAAAAAAGGTAGACCGCCAAAAAGCAATGGAATGACTAAGAAGCAGAAAACATTGCCTGCTAATCTTAAAAAAGCAATTATGAAATCCAAGAAAAAATAATGGCTAAAGGATTATACGCTAACATCCATGCTAAAAGAGCAAGGATTAAAGCAGGTAGCGGTGAGAAAATGAGGAAGAAGGGTGCTAAAGGCGCTCCTACTGAAGCCAACTTTAAAAGAGCAGCCAAAACTGCAAAGAAAAAATATTAGGTATCAGGATCGTTTATTAGCGTCTTTAGCTTTTCCAGATATACAATAGCATCCCATAATTCTTCTTGGGCGTCTGTAATCCAATCCTTGGTAGGTTTGGTAGCATCCTCCATTGTATCACCATACGTTAGAAATCCAGCGTTGGCTCTAATGTTAGCGCGTTCAATGATTGATGCTACCAATTTATCTTCAGTGAGTTTAAATTCTTTACTCATCAGAACTCCGTATTGTTCCAATATGAACAGAACTTATTGACTGCACAATAGTGAGCGCAACGTGTATCTTCACCTTTACGCAACACAATCAAACAACCTTTACCTTCAGTCATATTGTTGTCTTTTAGATATTGTTTTGCTTCTTCAAGTGTAGGCAGCAAGCGTAATGCAGACTTCCTACCGTCTTTCATAATAGCATACTGATCTTCTTTACGCCAACGTTCTTCAGGACTACACACAGGTGGTTCTTCCTGTTGCTCTGCTTGTTGGTGTAATGCAATACGTTCTTGTATATAAGCGTCTTGTTCTTCAGGTGTCCAACGCTTGATCGGTATCATTACGCTTTGTTGTTTAGGGTAGTTATCAGAAGTCATAGATTTTAGTTTAGACCAATCACGCAATATAGCCATAATAGATAATGACTTTACTTTTATTGGTGGTTTATCTTTACTGTTTCTAATTAGCCAATCTAATATATTTAATTGACATTCCCATTCTGATTTACCTTTTGTCAAAGCGTCCATAGCAGACCAAGCAGATGTAACCTTAAAGTCAATTAGCCTACCGTCTTTAGATAGATAGTCAAATGTACCTGATAGTGTCCAACCGTTAGTTATCTCGTTGTTCACAAATATTCTTGTTTCGGTAACATCATCAGTATCTTCAGACGCACGTTCAATAACGTGATGTACTGATTGACCAAGCAAAGACCAGATACGATCCGATACATCTTCCTCTAATACTTCATAGAACCGTTGTTCAAGAGCGCGTATTCTTGGTGGTTTAAGAAGTCTTGTAGCAGATATATCACTGCCTTCAGAGTCATAAGGATCATTAGCTACTGCGCGTACAATAGCGTCAGGTAAATTTTGTTTGTTTGTTAGTTCCATACTCCCTCTCCCTATTAAAATGGTACACGATCTTCATCAGTAAAGTCAGGTAAGTCAGAACCATTGTTACTATCTCCAAAGTCCTGTGATCCTGATAGTTCTTTACAACGTAAGATGATATTCCTAATACCTTCTGATAGTTGATTGAACGCATCACGGTCGCCTTTTTGATAATCCTCAACAGAGAACATAATGCTGTCATGGAATTGATCGTCTATCTTTTCATCTTTAGGTAATGGCATAATAGTAGCAACTCTAGGCCTACCATTCTTACCCTCCATTACATTCAGATAGCAAGAAACTCCCAATAGGTTTGTAATATCAAAACCTCTTTTCTCAGTTTCTGTAAAAGGCCTACCCCTCCAAGACGCTAGATCAGTTCCTAGATTAGACTTCTCGTGTAGCGATAGTGTATAGAATTTGCTTATGGTTAGTGTTTCTCCATTATTATTTTTGTGAGCAGGCACTTCCCATATAATCATACATTGTCTTTTGAATGACACATTACCGTCATAATTGTTTTCCTGTGTACCAAGATCTATGACGTTTACGCACCTAGCTTTTTGTAGACCTGACGGTACTTCTGGGTAGCTAGATTGTGTTTCGTTTGACGTTGCTATAATATTCATATTGTACTCCTTTTTTTATATTTACTATTATGTGGATCATTATGACTATTATTAACAACAAGTCAATAGAATAGTTGACTTTAATTAACATATTTTATAATATAGTTTATATAAAATGAGAGGTAATCAATGAGTGAATTATACGAATTAGCTAAAGAACGTAAGATAGAAATAGTAGGTAAATACGGTGGAAGAAATCTTGCTAGAATTTTAAATATTAGCCACCCTGCTGTATCAAAATGGGAAGTAATTCCACCATTAAGAGCTTATCAGATCTCTAACCTAGGAGATTATGATTTAGAATATATGCGTCCTGATCTTATTAAGTCATTGTCTTTAAACAAATAAATTATAGCACTGCTATAGCATTGTTAAAATCTGCTATCGTTTTGCTAATGGCAAATTATAGCTCTTCAACTGCAACTGCAACTGCAACTTCATCTGCGTACAAGATCCTATACACACCTATATCATAAAGTGGTTGACATAGGTTAATAAATCATTAGTATGTATGTTGAGGAAGGTTAAGCATGAGAAAAAGATATAATGATGAACAGTCACCTGCGTTCCAGTTTTATGCAAATGATTGGATCAGCGATACAAATAGACTTAATATGAGTTTAGAAGAACAAGGCATATACATATTATTGTATTGTCATTGTTGGCGTGTCTATAAACTTACATTTGATTTCAATACACTAGCCAAGATATGTAATACTAGGCCAAACGTTATGAAAAAAGCGTGGCGTAATATGGAGCATTTGTTTATTGTAGAAGATAATTATATCTACTGCTTACAGGCAGAAGAAGAACGCGATAGACAAACGCAGAATAGAATAAAAAAGCAACAGGCAGGAAAAAAAGGCGCAGAGGTAAGGTGGGGAGATGTACGACAAGACTAAACAATATGCACGTTTTTTAAATAGCTTTGGTACGCACCATAGTTTTCAGACTTTTGGTGATAAAGGCCTGAACAAAATGCTAATCAAACAGTTTCATGGAACTATTGAACAGTATTTAGATCAGCTTTGGTCATTGAATGAACGTGGCGCAGGTGTATTTTTTACCGTCAATCAAACTGATTTGCATGGTAGGACTGCAAACAACATCAAATCAATCCGTTCAGTATTTATTGATTTGGACGGAGCGCCATTACCTAGCAAATTTGAATTGCAACCTAATTTGATTGTTAATACATCACCTGATAAATACCATTGTTATTGGTTGGTTGATGATATGCCGTTAGAAAGTTTTAATTTATATCAAGAAGCATTAGCTTTGAAATTCAATAGTGATCCTGTTGTAAAAGACTTGCCAAGAGTAATGAGAGTTGCAGGTTTTTATCACAACAAACATAAGCCATATCCTATTGAAATCATTGAAGAATATAACACAAACAAACCGTATAAAACCAGTGAAATTCGTGATAAACTAAAACTTGAAAGACCAAAAAGTAAAATGATTGTTGGCAGAATGTTGCCAAGAACTACAACTTACAAGCGCCCTAGTATTATGCACGGTGCGCCTAAAGGGAATAGACACGAAACATTAATCAGAATGTTAATATCAATGAGATTGCGTGGTGAAACTTTAGAGTATGCAAAGAATGAAGCTATGGCATTTGCAAACGCTTGTAATCCACCTGAAAGCATGAGAGAAGTCATGTTTCAACTAAATGATATATGGAGAAGATATGAACCTACGACAATACCAACTAAAGGCAATGTATCAAGTCGTTGATACTAGTTATCGCAATAAAAAAATATTATTAGTAGCCCCAACAGGTAGTGGTAAGACTGTTATGGCTAGTGCGTTGATAGAATCTGCTTTAGAAAAGGGGCATAAGTGTTTATTTGTAGCGCATAGACGCGAACTTATTATGCAATGCAGCAAAAAATTATCAGACTTTAACATTGAACACGGTGTCATAATGTCAGGTAAATCCCCTAACCCAAAAGCAAGAACGCAAATAGCAAGCATACAAACATTTGCTATAAGAAGTAAAAAAGATGATTTTAATAAACCAGACGCGTCATTGGTTATTATTGATGAAGCGCATAGAAGCGCAAGCCAATCATTTAAAGATCTAATTGAACACTATCCTAAAGCAATAATACTTGGACTTACTGCAACTCCGTGTAGATCAGACGGCAAGGGATTGGGTGGTATCTATGACGATCTTGTTGAATGTAGTAGTATAAAAGAACTAACTGAACTTGGTTATTTAGTGCCTAGTAAAATTATTGCCCCAACTATTCCAGATCTAAAACATCTCAAGATCATGCAAGGGGATTATGAAAAGCGTGGACTAAATAAAACTATGAATACTCCTAAACTTGTAGGGGATTTAGTTACGCATTGGTTAAGGCATGCTCGCAATAGACCAACTGTTGTGTTTGCTGTTTCTATTGCGCATAGTAGATACATAGCAAAAATGTTTAATGACAATGGTATACCTTGTGGCCACATTGATGGTGAAATGGAAGAATACGAAAGAGAAAGAATACTGCACGATCTCAAGGTTGGCTCTATAAAAGTTATATCAAATTGCCAAGTGCTTACTGAAGGTTGGGATATGCCTAAAGTATCTTGCGTTATATTAGCTAGACCTACTAAATCTTATGGTATGTATTTACAAATGGTTGGTAGATCATTAAGACCTGCAGAAGATAAAGAAGATACATTAATCCTAGATCACGCAGGTTGTGTTTATGAACATGGTTTTCCTGATGAAACACCTGAATGGAAACTTACAGAAGATAAATTAACGCGTGAAAGTGCGCCAAAAAATAAGCCAACAGAAAAACAACCTTTTACTTGTGTGAAATGTGATACTGTTTATCAACCAAGCAGACTTAATAGAGAATGTCCTAATTGTCATTATGTTTTGAATGAGGTTGATAAAAAAGTTTTAATTAAACAAGGCAGACTTGTTGAGATAGAGAAAGATATTGTAAAATTAGATAATAAAAAAGATTGGTATGCGCAACTGCTGTATTTTGCAAAACAAAAAGGTTACAAAGAAGGTTGGGCAAGTTATACTTTTAAGAAGAAGTTTGGTCATTGGCCACATTCTAAACAAGTATTCCCTAAACCAATAGGCAAAGAGGTTGAGGGGTATATTAAACATTTGCAAATTAAAAATATCAAAGGGGGTAACAATGCAAGATATTAATAAAGAAAATCAAATACATAAGTTGCGTGAGATCGGAACTAAACACGCAGAAGCCAAGCGAAAGTTAGCAATTCTTGAACACGGTAGGCAAATACTTCTAGCAGATTTAATGAAAGAATATTTGTTACAGGGGGAGAAAACTGTTGCAGGCCAAGACCGTGAAGCTAGGGCAGACGATCGCTACAAAAATCATATTGAAGCGCTTGGTTTTGCCATAGAAGAAGAACTGAAATGGGCATGGGAAAAGCGCATTGTTGAAATAAACTTTGAGAAATGGAAAACCGATATGATTAATAATACTATGGAGAGGAAACATTATGCCTAAACCTATGACTAAACAAGAGCGCAAACATTTACAGGCTGTTGTTGATCTAGGGTGTATTGCTTGTGCAAAGATTGGTATTCACGATAGCCCTGCAGAAATACATCATATCAAAAGCCATACAGGTATAGGCAGAAGGGCTAGTCATTTTGAAACGATACCATTGTGTCCTAATCATCATAGAAATAGCAATCTTGCTTATCATGTTAATCCTAAAGTTTTTAGCGAAAGTTTTGGCAGCCAAAAAGAATTGCTTGATGAAGTTTTAGATTGGTTAAATGTTGAGGGGTGTCCTTGTGGCTGTTTAGATCCTAACAATGATCCTAATCCTCATAATGTATTTGCTAGAAACGATCTATTCATTATGTAAAAAAATAGGGGGTATAGTTATATCATAAAAACTAAAACCCCCTACTGTACGGCTCTTAAAACGCGTTATTTTTTAATTTAATTGCTATATATTGGTAATTAAAGTCACATTTCTTCTTTTGTGTTAGTGTAATATTTCCCTTCTTATTATTGTAATATGTTAATTCGTGGATAGCTTTGGCACGTTGTCTAACATTACTGTTTTTACTTTTAAGATCTTTGGGTAAATATCCCTCATAATATATGGCACGTTGTCCATGTTGTGAATTGCTTATCCAACTTTTAACATTGTCGTATGTTTTTAATTCTTCCATAGTTATTCCCCCCTTACATTTAAATATATTACATTGTCATTTATTGATTGGTCGTAACCCAATACAATATCTTTTTCTTCTTTTGTGAATGTATGCCCACAACTACATTTTGCGTTCTCATATTCGCCCCAATATTCTTCATTACATTTTGGGCAGTATAGTTCTCTACTCATAGTTATTCCCTTTATATTGTTAATCCCCCTAGCTAACGGCTACCGTTCTGCGTAAAGTGTTGTTAATAAATTGGTAACCGTCAGCTGCAAACTAGCTAGACGGGAGAATTATTCTAGCCAGTTATTCCTTATAGTATTTTTCCTAATTCCATTTCAAATACTAATTTTAAATCTTGATACGTTGTTACTTCTTTACCTCCAACGTGCCAATCTCTTATTCTTTGTATATCTAAACCTTGATCGCCTAGATATGCTTTGCCATTTTTCCAATTATAGATAGTGAATATCCTACCGTCCGAAAATTTACCGTACCAATTAACGTCCGTTTTGCCGTCATCACTACCTTTATAGGCTTGAATATTATGCTTGTTCATTATTTGCATAACTTCATCATATCCAATTTTCAACGTTCCTTGTAAACAAGTACCCCAGCTATCTTCAGGTCGCGCTTGTAGTAGTTGTTTAAGATCCTCATAATAATCGGACTGTAAATTCATATCGTATATATCATTAAAGTGTTTGGTGTATTTCCTAACCACTCTAACAAATTCAGTCGGATCATATTTCTCGTACTGTTTTTGTAATGCCCACATTAAATGGACTATCTTTTCAGCTTCATCTCTAACTTCATTAAAGCTATTTGGATTACTAAAGTCTAACATTGTTTCTACTCCCTTTTGTTAATCTATGTTAATACTATTCTTTATTTACTAAATAATCAACCTCTAATTAAATTTGCGCCCTATTATGTTAAGGCGCAAGGTATTAACCATTAAAATTCATTCTCTAATAATTCCCTCACTTTCTGATCATCTCTATCGTATAAAGCATTTACAATATTTTCATTTTCTAATGCAATATCGGAACTAATTAAATATTCATTACAAAGTGTTTCAAATTCTAATTGTGTCATAATTACCACCATTTCATGAACATTACTAATTGATAGGCGCAGATCAACCAAGCTATTACAAAAAATATTGATACACCTATTGCGATCTTACTTGTTAAACCTTGTATTTTATTAAACATATTTTTTCCCTTTTCTGTTTATGAATAAATCTTAATTAATCTATTCAATATAACCCCTAATAAATAGGGGCTATCTTCAGTAGATTACCCCAATATTATATCAATCATTGTTAATTGAGTGTTTGTATCGCTTTCATTTATTCCCAATTCTTCACCGTGCCTTAATATATATTCCCTTGCGCACCTTCTAGCTATTTCATTTTTAATTGCTTCTTTAACGTCAATATCGGCATTTTCACAATTTTTTCTTTGATTAAGCATTTGTGAAAGTGTGTAATCATTCGTATTTTTTAACATATCTTTAAACTGATCTTCATTTAAATCAAAATATATAATCTTCTTTTTTTCCATTTAATTACCCCTTATATTGTTTTTGTTACTACTTGGAATTGATACCCAAGTGTTTTGATGTTGGTTATATCTTCACTAGTAAATGTTTTTTTACCAATCAATCTAGCGAATTTATTAGCCGTTTCACAAATTGGATAAACCAACTCTTTGCCGTAAACGTTTTTTATTTCTACTTCTAATTTAGTCATATTATCCCCCATTAAGCGTTTAATTCTTCTGCGATATGTTCGGCTATTTCGTACCAATTTACATTAGATACAAAAGCTTGCGCGTAACTAAATACTATTGATTGGTCATTTGCTTCATTCTCAAGTATTTCTATTACATCGGCTTCTATAATTTTTGATAATTCATAAGTATCAATTTCATTATCATCATTCATCATATCTAAATAATGATCTTGGTTACCGTCAATCATTTCTAAACTAACGCGCCACGTTGCGTAATTAGTCCAACCGTTATATTTATTTTCCATTTTACTTCCCTTTATACTGTTAGTAATACATTAACTTACGTTAACAATAACACTTATACTATAAGTAATAATAGTATGTCAAACATTATTTTTATTGAAGTTAACATACTTTAGGTAGTAATATACTTATATGACGGTGAAACCCTTAACAGATAAGCAAAAAGCGTTTGTTGAAAACTTTAGTAAAACTGGCAATGCTACTCAGTCGGCCATAGCTAGTGGATATAGTCCAGCAACAGCAGAACAACAGGGCTATGAACTTAAAAAGAAGCTAGCCAATGAAATAGATCAAGCAACAAAACAGGTATTAGCTTCTTCAGTACCACTTGCAATAGATAAACTACAATCACTCATAACAGATGATAAGGTTAATCCTTCAGTAAAGCTCGGGGCTATTAACTCAATACTAGATAGAACAGGTTATCAAACAGTACATAAAGTAGAAGATGTAACAAAGACTAAAACAGATGAAGAACTACAAGCAGAACTAAACCACCTACTAAAGAATATAAGAACAACAGAACACTAGACAACTCACACTTCACACGCTCCAATAAAAAGTAACAACCTCACGCGCTATAATAAAAAGTACCATCCACACACACACACTCACGCACTCTAGCAAATTTTTTACGCGCCAACCCTCGCGCCAATTCGCGCCACCGTTCGCACATGCACATATTAATGTTTAGTAGCGTTTTTGAGGGCAACCCCACCCCCCAAAGCCGTCGCCGTTGTATATTACTATGGATCTCTCCGTACAGCGGTGGGGGTTTTTTGATATTAACATTTGTTAACGCTATTGACATGGGTATTGTCTTAGGTTAAGGTTGTTGTATGGCGGACAAAGCATGGAAACAACGAGAGCGGAAGGTCGCAGA